GAAACTGGAAGGTGAAGACGCTCGAAGACCTGACCGAGAAGCAAGGCATCGACGCAATCGCCATGCTCAAGAAAAAAGCAGCACAAGCGGGGGTGGCAAATGGAACAGCGCAGTGAAGAATGGTTCGCAGCGCGGTTGGGATGTGTCACAGCATCCCGCACTGCCGATGTGATGGCGACCACAAAGACGGGTTACAGCGCCAGCCGGGCTAACTACATGGCCCAGCTTATCACCGAACGTCTCACGCAGACGCCCACAGAGGGCTTTTCTAGCCCCGCCATGCAGTGGGGAACGGATACGGAGCCACAGGCCCGCATGGCCTACGAGTTGATGACAGGCGAGGCTGTGGTGGAGACAGGCTTCATTCCACACCCGACCATCGCGGGCTTCGGCGCATCACCTGACGGGCTGGTTGGGTCTGATGGGCTGATCGAAATCAAATGCCCAAACTCTGCCACCCACATCGAGACGCTTCTGGATGGCAAGGTTCCATCCAAATACATGATCCAGATGCAAGTGCAGATGATGTGCTGCGGGCGGGAATGGTGCGATTTCGTCAGCTTCGATCCGCGAATGCCGGGCGATATGAATTTCTGGATGCAGAGGGTCTTTGCTGATCCTGTCATGCAAGAAAACATTATGGCCGAGGTAATCAAGTTCTTGGGCGATCTGGACATGAAACTCCAGCAGCTGCGGGAGAAGTTCAATGCTTGATCGGAAGCTAATCGTTAAGACCTTTTACCGCCTTGAAGAAGAAGCGGGCGGCATATGGCATGCCGTAGCATCGTTGACGATGGACAAGGTGGCGAAGGAACTGGACATACCCCGCGATGAGGTCAGCGAAGTGATGGTTTCATACTGGACAAATCAGGGCGCAGGCTGATGCCATACAAGGTCCGCCTTACAGGCCCACGGCAGCGCCTCTATGCCCACCAGCTTATAGACGCAGCGCCAGATTATTCGACAGTGACAATCGCGGGCGGTGATCGGACCTTGGAGCAAAACGACAAGATGTGGGCCATGCTGACCGATGTGGCAATGGCCCGCCCAGAAGGCCGCAGATGGACGCCTGAGACTTGGAAATGCGCCTTCCTGCATTCTCTAGGCCATCAGGTGGCATTCGCAGAAGGCTTGGATGGATCAGGTCCATTTCCGCTAGGGTTCAGGTCTTCAAAACTGACCAAGCCGCAGATGTCTGACCTGATTGAAACGATATATGAATATGGCGCACGACATGGTGTCGTGTGGTCTGAAAAGGAGAGCAAATGAAACCAAGACTAAACGCCACGAGGTGGCAAGCGCTCAAAGATATTGAGCAATATGGGCAAGAAGTCTTCACATCAATTCACAGCAATGTTCATGGCGCAGCGCTTTACAGCCTTGAACTAGTCGGATGGGCTGAACGTGTAGATGCTCCAGATGACAGCCCATTTTTTACGGTTGAAACTGTGGGCAACCATTGGCGATTGACTGACGAAGGCAAAGCCGTGCTCAAAGCTCTTCCAACAACCAAACCGAGGAACTGACATGCAAGACATCAACCAAGAACTGCTTCAGATTGTGGAACGCATCGAAGCGCAGAATGCAACAATCTTAGACGAAACTGAGGTGAGAAAAACAATCTATGCCGATGCCAAATCATCAGGCTTTGATGTGAAAGTTTTACGCAAGGTCGTGGCGCTGCGGAAGAAACGCGCTGATGAAGTAGCTGAAGAAGAAGCCATTGAAATGACGTATCGCGCAGCGTTGGGGATGTAATCATGCACTGGATACTCAAGCCGTTTATGAGAACCGCCGCCTATGCCCAACTGCCGCCGCTGTATGAAGAAAAAGACCGCATCGAAGCGGAAATAGCACGGGCAAAAAAGTCAAAGGCAAGGGTTGCTCACCTTTATGAAATGGCGCAGAAAAACAATGTGCAATGCTTGAAGTGGGAAAGATGGCTGACCTAGGACAACGCGGCCCACTGGGTCAGAAGAAACCCAAGGCCGAACGTGGGACAGCTAAGGCGCGGGCGCACATTGCCCGCGTCAAACAACTGCCTTGCGTCATCTGCTTGAAGCACGGGCCAAGTGATGCCCACCATGTGATCTGCGGGCGCTACGGGTCTGCCAAGGCCAGCGACATGGATGTGATACCACTTTGCAGGGCGCACCATCAAGACGGCCTAGATGCGATCCACAACGGGAAAGCATCGTGGGTGGAGAAATACGGCGAAGACCACAAATATTTGCCGTTGATCGAACAGTGGTTGAAGTAATGCAAACGCATTACCCTATTCTGTCAATTGGGTCTAATGCCCGAAGCACTAGGCCGTCTGCTTTATGAAATGTCATGGATTGCAAGGCGCGTCTGCCGCCGTAACCCATACTAGCCGCATAGGCGTCTGGGGGGCAAAATGCGCGAAGGCTTTCATGTCGCAAGGGGCCAATGTCCTTGGCCTGATCGTGGTGTATATGGCCCGTCAGGTAATGCCGATGGCGTGTGTCTGACCAGAATGGGCAAACATCCGACAGATACATCGCCATCTGCTGCGGTTTGCTTTTATCGCCGTGATGAGCAAAAATGGCGCACTTGCCCCACTGCATCATAAACAAATCGCGGGGGTTCTTCTCAATCGTAACCCGTGGCTCGTCCCGATAGCGTTCGGCCAAAGCGAAGTTAAGCGTCATGCTGGAATGTGGATCGTGGTTGCCCCGCAGCACGCGCACATGAATGCGGGCGTGTTTCTGCAAGAGACGCAAAATCGTCTCAGCGATAATTGCTATACCGACATCAAGCACCTTCCAAAACCGCCCGTCAACATCGAGTTTGTGGCGGTTTGCTGGTGTTTCGGCGAGAGTGTCATCGCTGTGAAAGTAATCCCCGCCGATAATTAATATCGCTTGCTCGGCGGCAGGCGTAAGCGCAAGCACCTTGGCAAAAGCGTGCCTCATGTCTTTGGCCGCGTGGTCAAGGTCATAATCCTGCGATCCAGTTTCGCGGCCCCACGCCATCATCCCAACGTGGGCGTCCATGAGCGGATAGACAGCGCACAGATCGGCCATCACGCTTTCAGAGGCCACCACAGGCTCGGCAGGCACCATGCCTTCCAGCGCCTCGCGTATGCGCTCTGCAACGGCTTCTGGCGGTTCGGCTTCGGGCCGGAGCATAAGCGAATAGCCAATCTCGCCATCCTTCGGCGGAATCTTGGCCCACGCCAACGCGGGAACCATGCGCGTGCCAATGGCTTCCATGCCATTTTTGATCGCTGGGTCCAAACGATAATCTGTTCGAGCATCTGCCGTCATTCCGGCGCGGTCTAGCAGACGCTTAAAGCCGCGCTCTTCAAGGCACATTTCCCGCGCTGCTTTAGCCACGCTGCCTGTGCGCTTAAAGGCTGCAACGGCTTCTGCCTGTTTGGGCGTCACTTGCTACACCCAGCGTCGATCTGTTGGATCAGTAACGCGCCCGTGACCAGCGAAAGCGGCCCACCATCCGCCGCCAGTGACGCCGCATGGTTCGTCCTGCTTTGGATCGTGCCATCGCAGATTGCGTTAGTGCTTGGCGCGGTCGCGCAAGAAATCAGCAGCAGCAGCGGCATCAGTAGGACCAACATTGTCGATCCGTTTGGAAGTTTCGGCATAGGCTTGCAACTCCTCAATCTTGGCTGCGTCTCTGCCAGCCTTCTTGCCGCCAAACCAAGCCGCTAGAAGAACCAGCACAGGCTTCAGGAGAGAGGCAAGGAAGGCGCTCATGCTTTGCGCTTGGTGATGACTGACCAAACCGCAACGATGATCGTAGCAGCCGCGCCACCGACTGTGGTGGCCGTTTCGCTGTCAATAAGACCCTTGCCGACCAGATAGCCGCCGAGAGCCGCTGCAAGTGCGCGGGCGATGCCGCCGATTTCCGTTGCCGTCATTTTTTTATTCCCTGAAACATTGCCAGAATGGCGTTGAAGATTGCAGCAAGCGTAGAGTTTGCTTTGTCCTTCTCGCTCTCAACCGTGTGCATATCCGCGGTTACGGGTGTCAAGAACAGTGTTACTTCTGCATTGCGACGATTGACTAGCCCCTGCACAACCTCACCGCCAGCCTTGTTCCACATCTTGAATGCGGCAGCGGCACGGTCTTTGTTGCCAGCATTGAGTTCACGCAAAACAGTGGACTTGGCAAACGCTGTCGGGCCGATATTATATGCTAGGCTCACACACCCGCCGAACTCGTTAGCATTCACCTTGGCTGTGATCAGCGCATCAACTGTGGCCGCGAATTTATCAACGCCCATCCGCAACAAATCTTCAGCCCGATCCTGCGTGATGGTCATGCCTTTGGCTGGCACTATGCCAACATCAGCCATCGCGGTTGTGCCATAGCCGATTGTCCAGATGCCCACGATGTCTTTGTAGGCCGTGAGCTTGCAGCCCTCGAAGCGCTTGATCAAATCCAGAGTTGCTTTGTTCACGCTCATTTGCGCATATCTCTCTGGATTTCATCCAACTTTTTTAGGACGTTTGTAAAGCCATCCTTGATCTCTTTGAGTTCGCGGTCGTGGTTTTCTTTAGTCAGCGCAAACTCGGTTTTTATGACAGCGATCTCAACAGCATGACCTTGGGTCATTTTATAATGCGCCCACATGAACGCAACAATCGGCAGCACTGCGAATTGCAGCAGGAGTTTCGCCAGTTCCATCAGGTCCATCTCCTGCTGCATGATGTTTTACCACGGCAATCCGTTAAGGGTGACGGGGTTCTTCTGGGCCGCGATCTGCTGTGCCAGCGAGGCTTCTGCCGCATCCTTGTCCACGCCGCTTGCCCAGACCCATGCCAGCACGTCAGCTTGTGTCAGTTGGTCGTAAGGCTTAAAGTCTGGTGCGCTGGCGTCAGGCGTAAACCCTGCCGTGCCGTATGCCGATGCGGCATAATCCCCGTCAACTGCGCTCACGTTCCAATGGGCCGTGGTTACGCCGCCGTTAGCAGCGTTGCGGTCCATTTGGCTGATGCTCCAAGTAATCGTCATTTGTCAGTGTCCTTAAGAAATGCGGTAAACGGTATAGGTATTTGCGGCAGTCTTGCGGAACCGAAGTATGCCGGACGTTAGCGTTGCGACAGTCATGGTTCCCACCAAGGTCAGGTTAGTTGCCGTGCCGATGGTTAGCAGTGCAGCCCCCGTGTTGATGAAGGACACATCGAACGACATATCTGTCGGGAATGTAGCGGGTAGGCCACCTTCAATCAGCGTTCCTGTCGGCAGGGTTAGCGTAGCAGCCGCACCCGTGTATTGGACGATGCCAGTGAGAAGTTCTGCAATAGTCAGGGTTGCAGCAGCGGCCTTTGATGTCTGTGCTGGCTGTGCTTTATAAACAACGCCAGTGGTCATTGATGCGCCAGTGACATGGAGAGGTGTTACGGGGGCAGTGTTACCAATCCCCACGTTGCCATTGCGGTCAACACGCATACGCTCAATTGGCGTCCCTGTTAGCAAGTCTGTGCTAAATGCAATTCCGCCGCCGGGGTTTCCAACTTCCGCAATACCTGTGATTGATGCTTTTACTCCAGCCCCGGGTGCAGAGTTATCGGCTGAGTAAAACTCAATTTTGCCAAGTTCTTGCGGGCCTGTTGCGCTAAGGTCTGTATCAGTAAATCGCAGGACATTGAGAGCAGTGCCAGCGGTGTTGTTTGCCGCAAGATCAAGTTGGGCTGCAGGCGAAGTCGTGCCAATCCCTACGTTGCCGCTGCTATCCACACGCACACGCTCAGTGCCAGATGTAGACACAGCCACGGTATCCGCAGCAGGAAAGAACAAACCAGCGTTGAGGTCGCCAGTGTGGGCAATGGATGGTGCGGCTGCGGAGCCGTCTGCGAAGGATGCTTGGCCTGTAAATGCTGGGGCAGCAGACGGAGCGGCACCAAGATTTGTGCGGGCGGTTGCTGCGTTAGATGCGCCTGTCCCACCATCTGCAACGGCAAGATCAGTAATGCCCGTAATCGTGCCGCCGTTGATCGTGGCTGATGTGATGGTCAAAGCCGCTACGGTATTCCCCGTTAGCGCCGCATTCAGGTTCGCGTCAGATACGTTAGCCAGATCAGCCCGCGCCGCTTCCACACCGCCAGCCGTTACGCCGTCATGCACATGAACCGACTTGTTCGTCGTGTTAACACTGATCTCACCATCTGCACCTGTGAAGCTGGTGTGCTGTGTGGATGTCCCACGGCGGCGCTGAACTTGCTTAGTCATAGGTTCACCTCAGATGTGTTGCGTGGACTATATCATGATTTCATTTGCATTGTAATCAGTCAGAAAGACCATGCAAGACAGCTAATGCCCATGCAAAATTTGGATCGCTTGGTGGATAGAAGTCAAACCCAATACCACATAGTTCACCCTCTATGCTTGTGATCACATGAAGCGTAATGCCGTCTTGTGATTGTTGTCCCCCAACTATCTTCCCAACAGATAAGCCTTCCATATCATGTCACCTTTATCAACTTCCAACGTAACTGAAAGTTTTCGATTCTGTCTACAAGTCTAGTGTATAGTTCGACCTTGATCCACAATCTTTGGTTTCCAGACCATCTTGTTAGTGGCAGAACCTGACCTTCCCAACCCCATTGAATATTCGCTGGTTGACTAGAAATATTGCTATTCAAAGCATAAACAGTTCCAGTGCCAACACCGTTGCCTTCTTGTCCAATCAAAGCCATATAGGTTTCTTTTACTCCGGTCCATGCAGAAGAAGCCGTATTTGTTTCGATGAAATATGTAGCCAACAAATCCAATGTATTGCTGTTGTTATCACTAATGGTAGACGGAAGCGTATATACTCCAGTATCGACTTCAAGCTGGCGAGAAACAACAACGCCATTAAACTCAGCAGACCCACCTTTCAGAATTTGCCAGCCGCTCACACCAGTCACAAAGGCATCTGATTGGATAGTGTTTCCAATCTTAGCGTTTGTGATGATGCCATCCGTTATCTGGGCTGAAGTGGTAACAACATTGTTGGCAGCCAGCGTTGCTGCCGTAACAGCACCGACAGCAATCTTTGAGGTGATGATAGACCCAGCCAAAATCTTGTCAGCCGTTATGGCATCTGTGGCAATCTTGTCAGCAGTGATTTGACCAGCGGCAATCTTGGCGCTGACAATGGCGTTGGCAGCGATCTGATTTGCGTTAACCGCACCAGCCGCAATTTTGCCAGCGACAACACTGTTGGCGGCAAGTTTGTCAGCTTCGACCGATCCAGCAGCGATCTTTGCCGCCGTTACCGAGTTTGCCAAAATCTTGTCAGCGGTGACCGCATTGGCTGCAATCTTGTCAGCGGATACGGCACCAGCGGTGATCTTTTCAGCCGTGATAGCTCCAGCCACGATCTGCCCAGCTTCGATGGAGCCAGCCGCAATCTTTGTTGTCGTGATGGCATTATCTGTGATCTGGGTGCCAGTAATTTGGCCTGTCAAATCTGTGGCAGGAACAGCCGCAGTCCATGCCGATCCAGTATAGCGATACATCTTGTTGTCTGATGTCAGCAAAACAATGCGACCTTGGTATAGGTCGACCACAGGCAAGGATGCGACAACTTCAACGGGCCGTAGACCTGATGGGAACAAGTTAGCCCCAAGTGTTCCATTGATGTCAGATGTGCTAACAGCAGCGGTCCAAGCGCCGCTTACAAGGCGATACAGCTTGCCATCTGTGGTTAGCACGACAACCTGTGGGCCAGTGTAACCAGCCACCGTTGGTAGTGTGGTGACAACGCCTACAGGTTCAATGCCAGCCGCGAATGATGCAAATGTAAGCGATCCAGCTTCTACCGACGAAGCGGTGTAAATGTCGGTTGACCATGCCGATGTCGTTGCATCCCAGCGATAGATGGTAATTTCTGGAAGCAGTAAAACCAGTTGCCCATCAAAATCCCCAGACGCTGGCAGTGAAGAAACTGGCTCAACCCCGAATGCCCCAGCCTCTACAAACAAAGCATTTACAGCAGCATTGAAATCTACAGGAGCAATCAGGATTGTTGTGGCATTGACAGATGAAGTGAACGGCGATTTGTTCAAAGAATAGTCAACGGCCCTTACCCAGAAGTATAGAGTAACCTCATTGCCCAAGTTCCCGCGAACAAAGTTTGACCCAGACGAAATGCCAGTCAAAGAAGCTGTTGCAAGGTTGTTCGTCGTGTTTTCCCAGACTTCGACATAATTGAAATCTTGATCAGCAGGATTGATCCAACGCAATTCTAGATATTTTAGACCAGCCGATGCCGTCAAGTTTGATGGTGTGCTTGGTGGGGTTGTGTCTCCAACAGATGAGATGGACGAAGAAAGAAAGTTGGACCGAACGCCCATGCTGTTGATGGCGCGGACCCTGATTTGATAGTCATATCCATTCAGCACTGGTTGAATGGTGAAACTGTTTGATGTGCCAAGAACAGATGAATATTCAGCATCTGGTGTCAGAATTGGCTCGTTGGTTAAGCCATAATCTGCACTGGTTGTCGCGGCAACTGTGATGCTGCCCCAATCTTCGCTTTCCGTTTGCGCTGCGGCAATGGTTCCATAGTCTTCTTCACCACCAAGTCGCTTGTATTGGACTTCGTAATATTGGACAAAACTATCTATAGAAGCTGTCCATGATGCGCGAATGGCAGGAATAGCAATGCCATCGTCATTCAAAACAGTTGTGGCTGTTAGGACTAAGTTTGACGGCGCTGTAACTGTATTGAAAACAGGCAATGCAGTGTTGTTGCCGATGATTGCAGTTTCGTCGGCATCCCAATCAAAGGCTGCTTCAGATGTTTCACGCAACGTCAGCTTGACCCGCAGATCGCCAGCATCATTGTTAGCAAAGAAACTCCAGCCTACAACTTCAAATTCTTTTGCTGTCCATCCATATCTGCTGTTCGTCAGGGCAACGATGTCGCCAACCTGCACCTTAAATGCTTCCATGCCAAAATCAGCAGATAGCGTCATCTGCTCACGGCCACGGTTTAGGGTCAGTGCGCCGATCCTTTGTGCGCTTGCCGCCGATGTCGTGAACGGCAGCGTCAGGTCAATCGGCGTTTCAACATTGTTGTCTTCAATCAGATAAGCGGCGCTTGTTATTTCAGGATAATCGACAACGATGTATCCTTGGGCCTTATCTACAAAAGTTCCGCGCACCACGTTAAATACATCAGACATCGATTGTCGCGTTTGCAACTGGATGGAACTGCGTAGATCATCAAGCGTAAATGTTTTAACTGGGTTGGTGTAATACGCTGGCTTTAGCTGCCAGCTTCCTTGGCCCCAAAACAACATTCCAGCGCAAGATGTCATCATGTCTTGCAGAACAGAACCTGGGGTTTGATCTGCTCGAATAACGCCGTTCATCGTATAGCGTTTTTCATCACCGCCAACGGCTAGTGGAACATTTTCATCAGATACGTTGGCAGCAGTCGCAAACATAGTTTCATCAACGCCAACATCCCCCAAGCCATAATCTGCCATGAGATAATCGCGGATGCACAAAGCAGCATTGGCTGAATGCAAAGTTTGTGCGCTGCGTGGATCGTAAACTTTCTTGCCGTTGACGATAGCAGTGAACAAAGGAATGCCGTTTGGGAAAACGTCCTGATCGTATTGCAACCTGATGTATAAATAGGCTAGGCCATTCCCGACAAACGTGCCGTTGATCTGATTGCTCTCAGCCAAAAGCAATGCTGGAGCGGTGGTTTGGCTTCCTGTATATTTGACAATGCGGATTTTGCTGTTCCAGTTTTGGCTCGTAACAAATCCGCTGCCGTTAAGCGTAACGATGTCATCATCAATATATATGCTGCCGATGGACGCTACTTCATGCCCAGCCAGCGTTAGGATCATGTGAAGATATTTGTTCTCACTCCCCGTTGATTCTAAATATGTAATCGTTCCGCCTTTGCGGATCGTTCCATAAACGTAATCTTGCGGCGCTGCTGCTTCGCGTGAGTTTACCAACGTGCCTGTCATTCCTGACATACTCGGTGGCTTGGGCGACAATGCTTTCACAGCCCACGAGGTCACCAGTGTGGTGGCGATATAGCCGACACCATAAGCTAGGATTGCACCGCCGATCCCTGCGCCCACAGTGATGCCAACCGCGCCAAGGATAGCTGCCCCAACAACCTGTGGCATACGCGGGGCCACGTTCCACATCGACAGACCAGTTGAGCCAGTAAGCAGCTTTTTTAGAGGTGTCATTGTCTAACCCACGCGCTGTCGATGTATTCGATGGGGTAATATACCACACCCGCGCCGGAAAGGAACGCCGCGCTTGACCCTACGGATATTCCAAAGCCTGATCCTAAATATCCAGCATTTAAGAACGTCTGGCTTGATGTCACAAGCGCACCCCGTGGTGGCACATCATACGACCTTTCTAGACGATCTTTCAGCATATCGTCCAGACTTTCATAGCCATATTCTTGTCTGATCTGCACCCGTGTCATGGGCTTCCCGCCGTCCATGTATCGGTTCAACAGATCGTCGGCCCAGCCCTGACCGTGCATCCTACGAAATGCTTCGTTCGTAAAGATAAGGCAGTCCCAAATGCCCCATTCAAATGGCCTATCGGCAACCTCACGCAAAAAGGCATGAAGTTCTTTCATGCTTCCTTGCGGCCCCACACAATAGACTTGTCCTGAAGGTCTGCAACATAGCTAAAGAACGTATCCCCAGCGTAACGAGATTGATGGCTTTCGTGGGTATAGCGACGAACCCGCGCCCTGTTCAGTTCAACGAGTTTGCTTTCAATAGCCAAAGAAATAACAGATGTTTCGCCACTGTCTTCAATGGTCATTACGTTCATATAACCAGAGAAAACCTCAACAATGTCTGCTGATCCTGTTACGCCAAAGTAAATGCGACAAATTCGGCGCTGGTATGGCTCTGCTAATGCCAATGAAACAATGGCGTTATCAATGCCACTCATCGTTATGGATGCAGATTTTGCTGACAAGTCGCCAGCTTCATCAAGACCGCTAATGATCATAAGGGTGCCAACGCCGAGGTATGTGTTGATCCCGATTAGCCTATCACCGTAGCCAGTCCAAAGCCGCAGCGGTGCGGTGTCAAACATCATTTCAACTGCATAAAACGGGCTTACGTCAGGTTGGCTTAGTGCCGTAAGGATTGAATTTGGAATTGAACGTGCCATCAGACAGCCTCCATCGCAGCGAATGTCATGCCGTATATAGCCGATTCATTGATTGAAAAGCCTTGATCGTTGCTAGATAACCTGAATAGCCCTTTGGCATCGCTCACAGTGACAGCGGCATTGTCTGCTGGTGCAACACGGATGTGGGGCCAGATGTCTAGCGTGACAGCCCCGCCCGCGCTGCTGTTAGCGTCTGTCAGCACCTTATGAAGCCGTGCGGTCACTCCGCTGCCCAGTTGAATATAGTCACCAGCCTTCAGCCAGCCCGTTGTGCTGCTTGTCGCGCCGTCGATTACAAGCGATCCACCAGTTTGGCTTGCGCCGTTAACGAGCGGTGTGCCTGTTGCATCGCCTCTAGCAGTTGCGCCCATCGGATCACCCATTAGGAAAGTGCCAAGCTGCCCACGCAGACTGAGTAGCCACGCGTTCCACTGTTCAGCATCGGCCCGTTTCATTGGCTTTAAGGTGACATCGGCTGTCCACATCTGACCAGAATAGGCGAAAGCCTGACCCGCAAAGGTGAACGGCGATCTGCTATAGGCAACCGCGTTGATTGCCCTGATTTCGATAGACTGGATGGCCTTTGTCGCAACTGGCAAAGACAATGGGTAGGAAATCGTCATCAGAATGCACTCCCATAGCTTCCACCGCGTCTGCGAGCATCCAGAACAGCAGCCTTGGCGCTGTCGGCGATCTGCGGCATTAACGATTTAATCTCTGCGCGAACAGTTTGCTGAACACCAGTGCCGACATTGATGGTCTGCATTACTGTAACGCTGCCGCCACCGCCGACAGCGGCCTTGGATTGCGGCACAGACAGCACACGGCCAGCGCTGGATGGCACAAACAGTTCGCGCCCATGTTCGCCCACCACAGAAGGCTGACCAGCCTGTAGCGGCCCGCCAGCGGCGCTGCCAGTGATGCCAAGCGCACCGCCGATAAAACCAAGGATGCCAGAGCCAGCTTTTCCCGCAGTTGCCAACTGCCCAACCATCCGCTGCACGACCAGAACTCGATACAATTCTTTGATGATGTCAGCCGCCATGCTTTTGAAAGCATCCTTGGCACTTGTGGTTCCATCCACGATGCCCATAAATGCACCTTCCATAGACGATTGGATCGTGCCTGAAATGGTTTCAAATTCGCTCATGGTCAGGCCAAGGTTTTGCACCTGTGCTTGATAAACTGCCAGCGCGTCTTTTGTCTTGAGTGCAATGATGGCGGCATCGCTCATTCCTTTATTTGCGCCAGTTTGGGCGATCTTGCCCATCTCATTTGCAATGGTTAGCTGCTCTTGCTGTGTTGCAAGATCCAGAATGCTTAGGCGTTGTGTTTCCGAAACTTTGCCATTTGCAGCCATCGCTTGCGTCATCAGCGTTTCAACCAATGCAGCCTTTTCAACCGCCGCGTTCTTTTTGATCTGTTCTTCTTTGCTTAGGCCAAGCAAAGCAATTTCAGTTTGCAATTCTGAGTTTTTGTCAGACACAGATTGAACGGATGCACTATAGGTTGCATCCAGTTTTTTCTCTGCGGCCTCTCTATCAACAGCGGCAACAACCAAAGCCCTGTTAACTTCAACTTCAAGTTCTGCAACTCTTAAAGCATCTGCCCTATCTTGCCCTAATCTTGCGTCAAAAATTGGAGCATCCGTATTCAAAGAATTTACTTTATTGACGGCTGCTCCATATGCCAGATAAGCATCACGAACTTCGCCAGTAGCCGTAGCCGCATAAGCCAGCGCATTATTTGATGTGACTTGGCGCTGTGTGCCAGCAAACAGAAATTCATTTACAGCGTCTGCAAGGCTGGCAATGCCCTGCGCTGCAGAAATGATAAACGGCATCAAGTTCACAAGCGCAGATGTCAGGTTCGCACTAACGACCATCGACATTGCATCAAGTTTGTCAGCGGCCTCTGCGGCATTATAGATAACATCGCGGTTAATAACGACCCCAAGGCTTTGCGCCTCAGCAGCCATTGCTTCCAAACCAGCCGAACCATCAGCCAGCATATTGACCATTGCCAAACCGCTTTTGCCGAACAGATCAGTGGCAAGTGTGGCGCGTTGTGCTGGATTTTCAACCGCTGACAGTTTGTCGGCAATCTTAGCCAATGCTTGGTCTAGCGGTATCGTCGACAACTCATTT